TACCAGTACAACCAATAACACTTATGCACCGTTAGACTTTAAATGTGGCACTAATAATGTTTATGGCAGGATTGCATACAAAGCTACAGATATGGACGATGCCTTTGGTCAATTTGAGTTTATTACAATGGATGATAATTCGGCTGTAAATGCCTTGACTATTGCATCAAATGGTAATGTTGGTATAAGCGGTACGGTAAATGCCGCAACTGGAGCTTTTACAGGAACCTCAATTGCATCTGTATTTACAAGGACTGGAAGTGCAGGTCAAGTGTTGCAGTTTAAATTTGGCTCTTCATCAACTGGTAATATTACTGTGCAAACTGCGGGTCTTGGCTTGGGTGGTGGTACAAGAGAAAATGATCTATTTATAAACACTTCTGGAACAGTATTAATAGGAAAAACAGCAGAAGGCAGTACTGACGGAATACATTTTAAAACAGATGGGCGTGGGTTCTATGATTACGATGGATCTGGTCAAAATGTTTTAACTTTAGGTCGTCAATCTGACGGCAACATGATTCAATTTAATCAGGCTAATTCTATAGATGGAACTGTAGGAACGATTAGCGTTAGTAACAATGCAACTATCTATGCAACATCCTCAGATGCAAGATTAAAAGATAATATAGAGGATGCAGATGAGTCTGGAAATACGATAGATGCTATCAAAGTACGACAATACGATTGGAAAAACGGTAAGCATCAAAATCATGGTATGATTGCACAAGAGTTACAAAAAATTGTTCCAGAGGCAGTATCGGGTGATGCTGAATCTGAGGAAATGATGGGTATTGATTATAGTGCCTTAGTACCTATCTTAGTTAAAGAAATTCAATCATTGCGACAACGTGTCGCGCAACTAGAGGAGTAAGACGATGGCAGCAACATGGAAAATAGTAGAGCTAGAACGTAACAGTAAAGCTCCAAACAAAGATGGAATTATCGTAGCGCATTGGCGTTGTGAAGATTCTGAGACAGTAGGCTCTGGGGAGTCTGAGGTAACACATTACGGCAGCAGCTACGGAACTTGTAGTTGGACACCTGATTCATCAAAAGAAGGCTATATCAAATATGCTGACGTTACGGAAGCGGATGTTATAGGATGGGTACAAGCATCTGAAAGTATTAGTAAAGATGACATTGAAGCTAGCATAGCTGCACAAATAGCTGATAGCAAAGCACCCGCAATCTCAACTGGATTACCTTGGAGTTCATAATGATTACGATAGATGATGTTGAATACAAAGAAGATGACCTTTCAGAAATTTCTAAAATTCATGTAAAAAGGATTAATGATTTGAGAACTGAGGTTGTCAATTTACAAATGATGTTAGAAGAAAAAAACGTGTTGATATCTGCATACGCAAATGCAATTAAAGAATCTGTTAAAGAGGTTGAGGACACTGACGCGGAGGTTGTCAATGAGTGAGTCGATTAAAGTGCCATCGTGGGCAGTTCCTTTGGTTGCAGCGGTTATTCCCGCTGCGATAGCCTGGGGTACTATGCAAGCTCAAGCACAGGCTACGGATGAAGAGGTTGCTAAAGTGTCTAAAGTTGTTGAAAAACTTGAAACTACAACTACTGATAACGCAGTTCGTACAAAATTAAATGAGCAAGCAATTCAAACTATTGCAGATGGTTTGGCTGCACAAACAGAGATCAGTAAAGCAACTGACGAAAAGTTAGGAACGCTGATTGAGATCATGTTAAAAGAAAGGCGATGAATTTACAGTTGGTGATTGCGCTTGTCGTTATCACAGAGACAGGGGAAATCGACCCAGATCGCAAATCGTATTTTATTAATCCAGATCATTGTCGCTGGGTAGTTCAAGAGATGGTTCGTGAAAAAAAATATTTTCAAGGATTGGAAAAAGATAAAATATTTTGTAGACCAGAATGGGTTGATGCTGATTCTGTAAAAATTACGCGACTCAATGTGATACCTATGCCAGAGGTTGATGAAGATGCTGAATAATTTTATTGCACCAGTGAGCAATTTGGTTGGTACATGGCTGAATAATAAAAAAGAAGAGAAACAAGCCAAGCATCAAGCCAAGATGAATGTTATCCAGAACGATGCCAACTGGGAACAAATCATGGCTGAAAGTTCAAAAGATAGCTGGAAAGACGAATTTTGGACTATTATTTTAAGCATACCCATATTTATGATTGGCTACGCCATTGCGTTTGGAGACACTCAAATTATTGATCGTGTGCATTTAGGGTTTGAAGCTCTGACAAAATTACCAGAGTGGTATCAGTATCTATTGTTCATTGCTATCAGTTCTAGCTTTGGTATTAGGGGAGTTAGTAAATTGATGAACTTGAGAAAATGATATGGGATGGCTGCAAGATTATAATGGTAGCGAAAGCCGCTGGTATCATGTCGTGGGATTGTTTGTAATACTTGGTATTCTTTTAGCTTTTATGTTTTTTTTCGCACCAGAGAAAAGTGTCGAATAAACGGTTTTAAGAGCCCTAATTTAATTTTTATTTGTTACCCTTACTGTTTGCACTAATAATCTTTTAATCGCTCTTAAATAGCTCTGGAAAGCCAAAAAAGAGCTTTCCAAAGACTATCTAGACATCTATTTCGCCAATTTGTAAACAGCATAATCTGTTTTACCATATAAATCAGATAAAACTGGTACTTTTTCAGTTACTATTTCGGTAGGTTTATAAATTCCACCTCTACCTTGTCTAATTTGACTGATAACTGAGGTTAAATTAAGAATCATTAAATGGTTAAAAGCATCAAATCGTGTAATGCTCCCATATCTTTCTATGTAATCTAAAACTGCTTGAGCTTGAGTCATTGTAAATCCCCTTTAATTTAAAATGGTATATCGTCATCAAACGCATCTAATTCTGATTGTTGCGTTTGAATTAAATGATCTGCGTTTTGTTCTTTCGCATATTCAACGGATTTTTCGTAATCGAGATCGTCTTTAATTTCTTTGATGTGCTTATCGATTATCGGTTTCTTTGGTTTTAAACTTATAGATAGATATTGATCACCGTTTTTAGTTGTTTTCACCCAAACATTTGCGAAATGTTCTTGATCATCAATTAACGCATCACCCGTAAAATCATAATCGTTTTCTGACTTTGCAAACTTGTTTTTAAAAACATTAAACGATCTATCTCTCAATTCATAATCACTCATTAATCTGTCCCCATTTCGATTGCTGTTTCACCTCTTTGATCTGCCAACAGTTTCCGCAAATCATTTTTAAGATCATTGCCAATATATTTTGCAAAAAACTTTTTTTCTGAATCACTTAAATGCTCAATGTCATCACATATATCAGCTCTCATATCTTCATCTAACATGGCATTTTCTACATCTGATTTCATTGTTGCAAAAATCTTTAGACCTTTTGTTTCTAAATCTCTAACCCTTTTTTTCATTTCTGTTTTTTTGCCTTTGTCAAAAGAATTAAAAAGATCAATTTTAATTGATTCTACTAATGGTCTATAAAATGATACAAATTCAGTAGGACTACCATTCTCTAATAAATCAACAAAATCTTTTTGTTGTTCTGGTGTGTGTCGTTCACCTATCACCATCATTGCCGATTCTGCATCATCATCTGCCGTTGGTATTCCCGCCATTGATTGCAAAGCATATCTGCGCGCATACGTAATTAAAGATGCCGCTGCTTGGGGATCGCGTTTGGTTAATGGAATCACAAACTCTTCTCGCATCCATTGACCAGATCGGTGCATCAATGTCGTTATAACCCCAATTCCATCCAAATTTGATATTGGAAATTGCGTGTATGACAAGCCAAATCTGGTAAAAGGTTCTTTGATTGCTTTAATAACACTTGTTAAATCAGCATATTTAGATTTAAAAAACGGATTTTGAGAATCTTTAATTGCACCGCCCATTTCATGTTGTGCATTACAAAGAGCAGTTGCTAACTCATTAATATTTTCAGAGGTTTGCATATTAATACTCCTCTGCTCTTTCCACTGCATCTTTCGCATATTGAAAAATTGCACTGTGAAACAAACGACCAATAGTTTCATAATCTTTAAGATTGACAGCATTGCATAACTGCGTACGTATTTTTTGATCGTTTTCGCATAAAGAACCTAACGTGTCATCACTCCAAAACCCCTCAGTTATTGACTCGATATAAATAGGTTCGTTGCTCATTAATAAATCAGTGGCTTTGTCTAACGATTCTTGCTCGTCAATTTGTTTTTGTGTTTTATGCAACTGGTGAATTGTTGCTCTATCTTTATCAACCCAAGTTTGTCTCTGATCAAATTTATTAAATTTCATTGTATAGTTCCTTATTTGTATATTTCCGCAATATCGACATCAAACGCTATCGATAATTTTCTTGCTGTTTCAAATGAGGGAGACTTTGATTGACCAATTTTTAAACGACTAATTGTTTGTTGCTTCACACCAGATTTTTCAGATATTTTTTCCTGAGTTAATCCGTTTTCTTGTATTAATTTGTTTATAAATTTATTACCAATCATCACTTTTTACTCCCTATTTGTTATATAATCGTAATTCATTTCAAATCAAATAACAAGTTTAATTGTACTCATATAATTGATTTTATTATTTTAATGATTTAATCTACCTAAAAATTAAAAAAGGGCGTAACAATGGCTACAAAAAAACAAACAGTTAAAAAAGTTCCAGAAAACAAGTTAAAAGTATGGCTAAAACGCCATATAAAGCCATATAAGAGCAAAACGGTTAAAAATGGTGTCGTAGTAACCCGTATCGGTTTAATGCTTCTAACGCTAATTGTGAGCGTTTTTGCAATAAGTGTTGTTTTTTTGTTTGAGTTGCTTGGTTTTATCAAGTGACAAAGCATATTTATTGTCCGATTGAAGTTTTGACCGATCACACTTTGACAGACTCAGAAAGGAAAATTTTATTAACGCTGTACAGTTTCAGAAACAACAACACTGAATTGTGCTGCCCATCGATCCAAACAATTAGTAAGCGATCTGGTATTAATTGTTTATCAAGAATTGGAAAACTTACGTCTAGCCTTGCAAACAAAGGATGGCTAACAAAGAAAAAAAGCGGTTTTTATGGCAATAAAACTTACGTGGTGCATGTTCCAAATCATTTATTAGATACCATATGGGAAGAATCTGCCTATAAGGAAAAAACTGCCTCACCTAGTGGGAATAATTTACCTAAACCAATTGGTAAGAATCTTCCCAATCTACATAACAATTATATTAACAATAAATATAACAAGAAAAATAATTCAATAAAAAAACGATCTATTTCTGAAACATTGAATGATAGGAGCTGGGCATTAAATGACTAAATTATATTTAGAATTTAGAGGTGATGATTTGAGATTTATTAAATATCAAAACTACTCGATTAAAGAAATATGCGATATCTCAGGCATTACTCAAAAAACGATGAGAAATCGTGTTGCAGGTATTGCTTATTTTGACAACAACCACCTAATCAAAAGAAAAACTGAAGAAACAAGAAACTACAAATCAAATGCGCCTCGATGTCAAAACAAACAAGAGAGATTGAGCGCATTATGGTTAAGGAAAGCACTTGTCTAGTTTAGGTCTTATGCAATTTCCATATTATCTAACTAACGATTGGCAAAGAGAAAATTTTGTCAATGAACTCAATAAGTTAGAGCTGTCAAAAGATAAACCACTTTTTGTAAAAGTCAGTGATAAAAAAATATCTCGATCAAAAGCAATCAATAATTTAAGTCATCGATGGTATGCAGATGTTTCTAAACAAGGTGGTGAATATACACCAGGAGAGGTTAAAGCACTTGCAAAATATAAATGGGGTGTACCTATTATGAGACAGCACGACAAATTTAATGAGCATTGGTTACGTTTAGAAAAAGTTTGTTTAACCTATGAGGAAAAAATGATAGCTATGGACTTTTTGCCCGTCACCTCACTAATGACAAACGCGGAAATGAGTCAATATATGTCTGATTTTAAAAAAGTTATGGGGCAGAAATATCAATTAACAGACCCAGGGTTTGAAGGAATCACAGAAAAAATTTTTTAGATGGAAAAAACTAATTATGTGGATCATACCAAAAACGCACCCACTGTCCTCTCATTTTGCTCTGGATATGGTGGAATCGAGAGAGGACTTGACATTGCCGGGTTTAAACATCGAGTCATCACTTATGTGGAGATCGAAGCCTACGCGATTGCAAACTTGGTTGCTAAGATGGAATCGAATCAGTTGGATGCAGCAACTATTTACTCGGATATTAAAACCTTTCCATCGCATATCTTTCGAGACAAAGTTAGCCTCATTACTGGAGGCTATCCATGTCAACCATTTTCCCTTGCATCAGCAAACAGAAGAGGTAACAAAGACCCAAGACACCTTTGGGAGTACATACGGGAACACATCAAAACAATTAGACCTATTTGGTGTTTCTTTGAAAATGTTGAAGGACATATCACACTCGGATTGCAAGATGTCATCAAAGATTTGGAATCATTGGGTTATGAAAGCACGTTTGGAATATTCTCAGCGAGTGAAGTTGGAGCAAGTCACCACAGAAAAAGAGTTTTTATTTTGGGCTACTCCAGTGGCGCGAGATTCAAGAGACGATGGAGATATTGCGTCAGCGCACAATCGAGATTCTCCCGGTCTACCAGTTCAAGTACGGATTTTCCCGCAAAAAGAGGAAGTAAAGCCCATAATTGGGAAAATGCACGACTTAAACCCAGAATGGGTAGAGCAGATGATGGGTATCCCTACAAAGTGGACAGACTTAGATTATTGGGTAACGGAGTCGTTCCCCAAACAGCTGCGAAAGCATGGTTGACACTAAATCAAAAGTTGTTAGAGCAAAATGAAACGAGATGCAGCTGATAAATGGTTTAGCGATGTTGTTAGAGCAAAAGCCGCTTATACGTGTGAAAATTGTCATCAAAAAGGCAGAATGGAGTGCTGTCATATTTTTGGTAGAGCTGCCAAATCAGTGCGATGGAGTTTAGACAATGCAGTTTGTATGTGTCATTCATGCCATCGTAAATATACAGAAAATCCAATTGAGTTTACTAATTGGCTAGAGACATATTTAGGAAAAGGACATTTAGAAATTTTACGCGAAAAATGGAATGTTAAAATGCAAACAAATAAGGCGTTACGATCAGAAATATCAAAGCATTATCGAGAAGAATTAAAAAAAATGGAGCAAAACGAGTTATATCATCCAATTTCCTATAATTGAGGAGCAAGCATGATTGACCCAAAAGTCTTATTAGAATTTTGTGAAACAGATGCACAAAAAAGAAATATCAATGCGTTAATAGAACATGGAACGATTGTTAAAACGGCAAACGCATTAGGAATTAATAGAAGAACCTTATATCGATCAATAAAAATTGTTGAGAGAAGGGCAGCGTCAAATGGAATTTCACCGCATCGAGATTTAATTCATCAAACAGCCGAAGGATTTAAAGCAAAAAGAATATCAACTGCATACAAGGCAGATGGTTCTGTAGGTTTGCAATGGGTGATTCAAGAACCCGAAAAACAAAAATTAGATGAAATACTTGCAGAGTTTCGGGAAGGCTTAAAAGATGAATTTAAAGGTTTACATAAACCAATAGAGCCACCAGTAACAGACATTAGCAATGTCATGTGCTGTTATATGATCGGAGATCATCATTTAGGAAATTTTGCTTGGGCAGAGCAAACGGGTGAATCTAATTACGATACAAACATCGCGGTTACTTTACTCGAAGAAGCTATCGATAATCTCGTTAGAAGAACGCCAAAAACAAAAGATGCATTACTCGTTAATTTAGGTGATTTTTTTCACTCCAACAATATTCGTGGTGAGACAGGATCGGGGACATTACTTGAAACCGACACACGATATGCAAGAACAATAAGAAAAGGCGTAAATCTCTTAAAAAGAAGCGTGATTCGATTATTAGAGCATCACGAAAAAGTCACTGTAGTAAACGTAAGGGGCAATCACGATCCAGATTCCTCATTATGGCTTAACGAGGCAATGAATTTATATTTTGAAAATGAGCCGCGAGTCGAAATACCCAACAATTACAACAAATTTCAGCATATTGAGTACGGCAATAATTTAATTGTTATGCATCATGGCGACAAAGTAAATCCGCAACGCATATATGAAGCGATCACAAGACGGTTAAGCAAAGAATGGGGTGAGTCTAAATATCGTTTTGGATGGCTTGGACATATACATCATAAGCAAGTTCAAGATATTGGGGGCATGAGATTTGAAAGTTTCAATATTCTCGCGCCAGTTGATGAATGGCACTCATCAAAAGGATATGGAAGCAGTCGATCAATGACATGTATTTTGCTGTCAAAAAACTTTGGAGAAGATTCGAGAATTATTGTTAATGCGGATCAAATTGGTGGTACAGATGGTAAGTGAGTGGCAGTATAACGCAAATACAGTACAAGTAAGTTTAAAACAAAATCCATGTAAGAAAGATATAGAGGCTGCAATTAGATTTTTAAAAGCAATACAAAAAGAGGGAGCAAAAAAAGATGGATGAGGATTTAAAACATGCGGTAAAAGAATTGCTGCTGCGTCTATCAGATTATTATTTGGAAGATCATATGATTTCTATTGTTGATGTTTTAACTGCGCCAAATTTACAGGCTGAAAGTTATTTAAGCCAAGTTTGGATACCAGAGGCAAAAAAATTAATTGCAGATGCAAATAAAGAACCCGAACCGATTGACTGGAAAGAATACACAAAGGCAATCGAAGATGAGTGAAATGTTAGCAATGTTGGCAGCGGGATCACCTAATTTGCATCATACAAGTAAAGGAAAAAAATTAATTACGCCCTCAGATGTTGCAGCCGCTTTATCACGATGTGATCGATTTACCTATTTATATGGATTAGCAAAATTTGCATTAGATAAAAATGTAATTTCAGAATTAAATAAACATGCAATTGACCTAGCAAAATCGTACAACTTTGAACTGCAAAAGAATGAGAGTAAATTTACACCTCATATACTTGGATTAATCGCTTTACAAATGTCGATTAAAAACTTTAAATGCGGAAAGTGTAAAGGTACAGGGCAAACACCGAGTAAAAATACGCTAATTATTTGTCCAAGCTGCAATGGAATTGGAGAAAAAGAAATTTCAATCCGTAAATTAGCAAAGCTGCTGTCAGTGTCACAATGGCGCAGTCGCAAAGTATGGAAAAATAGACTGTCTAAGTTGTTAGTAGAATACTCTGTATTGGAAAGTGACATTGCAGAAATTATCAAAATTGGGCTGCGCTAAAAAACTGTATAAATATGCACTGTATAAATTGACAGCACTCACAAATTTTGTTATAAATTACCAGACTAGGAATAGTCTTAGTTCTTAATTTTCATTAGATACCCCTATTTATACCGCCCCATAGTGGGCGGTTTTTTTATTGGTATTTGGGTATTTTTATTCGTTTTTAGGTTTTTTTAAACCTTGGCTAACGTAGTTCGCTCCCGAAGCGTTAGCCTAAAATTTAGGAGGTTTACGATGAAGGCATCACAGCATTGCATCGATATGATAAAACACTTTGAAGGCTTAAAACTTGAAGCATATCAATGTGTTGGTGACGTTTGGAGTGTCGGGTATGGACATACAAAGGGTGTAATCGAAGGCGATAAAATCACTCAAGATCAAGCAGATCAATGGTTGCTTTCAGATTTGCACATGGTAGAAACGCATATGCAAAGAATGATTAAAGTGACGCTCAATCAGCATCAATGGGATGCGCTTGTTTCTTGGTGTTTTAATTTAGGGTGTGGGTCATTAAGAAGATCAACGATGCTACTTGTCATAAATGCAAATGATTTAGAGGGTGTTACAAAAGAACTTATTCGATGGAATAAAGCAAATGGAAAAGTATCAAAAGGATTAGAGCGAAGGCGCAAAGCAGAGGCGCATTTGTTTGATACAGGCGCGATTGATTACTTTGAAACAAAAGCAAAGCCAAAGAAAAAACAAGATGAATAACGATATTAAAGAAATAGTTGATTACGCTGCGACAGGAACAGGAATTATGGCATTAGCACAATGGCTACCACCGATTGCAAGTTTATTTACGATTATTTGGTTAGGTATAAGAATATTTGAGTCAGAAACGGTGCAAAAATTATTTAAAAAATGAAGAAAAACAGACAAGGTGAAGGGGGCGGTAGAGCAAAGGTCGTTCTATCTGATAAGCAGATAATAGAACTAGAGGCTCTAGCAAGTGTTCTGACAAAACAACAAATTGCGGATTATTTTGGTATTGGTTTAACAACTTTAAAGGAAATTGAAAAACGACAACCAGAAGTTTCCGACTCTTATAAAAAAGGGAAAGTAAAACAAATCGCAAACATGGGTAACAATCTAGTTAAGTTAGCAATGGATGGTAACGTGACAGCTAATATCTTTTATTTAAAAACCCAAGCGCACTGGAAAGAAGAAGAAACCGAAGTCAAAGAAATACCACCGATTAACATTACATTAGACAGTCGTGCAACTAACGCTCCCACAAAGTGAGATTTTTCTAAATAACGCAAGATTTAGAACGGTTGTTGCGGGTAGGCGATTTGGAAAAAGTTATTTAGCTGCTGCTGAGTTATTAAGAGCAGCCATATCTGGAAACAACAAAAACTGTTTCTATTGCTCACCTACTTACGGAATGAGTAAAGAAATACAGTGGCAAATGCTTTTAGATATGATTCCAGAGGAATACATTGCTAAAACAAATGAAACAGCATTAACAATAACGCTTATTAATGGATCAATAATCTATTTAAAAGGCGCAGAAAAACCTAATAATTTACGAGGCAGAGCGTTAGATTTTTGTGTATTAGATGAGTTTGCAGATATGCGCCCAGAGGCATGGTTTGAAGTATTACGACCCTCGCTATCGGATAGGCACTCTAATGAATCACCAACTAGAGCACTATTTATTGGTACACCGAAAGGGCGTAATCATTTCTATGATTTATGGGCAAAAGGTGTTGATAAACAAGATGAATGGGCATCGTTTCAATATACAACCATCGAAGGTGAGAACGTCTTACCAGATGAGATTGAGCAAGCACGATCAGATTTAGATGAGCGCACCTTTAAGCAAGAATATGAGGCTGCATTTGTCACTTATAGTGGTCTTATATATTACAATTTTTCGAGAGAAGAGACAGTAATCGCAACTGCGGAGCATAAACACGAAATATTGTTGATGGGGATGGATTTTAACACCGACCCTATGAGTGCGGTGGTAGCGATTAGAAAAGGGAATACACTGACTTGCGTTGATGAAATCGTCATCTATGGATCTAACACAGATGAAATGGTAAAAGAAATTAACCATCGCTATCCGCATAGACAAATAGTTATATTTCCAGACCCCGCTGCAAGACAAAGGAAAACCAGTGCGGGTGGTAGAACAGATTTAAGTATTTTGCAAAACGCTGGATTCCACGTTAAAGCAAAATCAAAACACGATGTCGTAAGAGATCGGATTAACAGCGTAAACGCACGTTTAAAAGCGGCAGATGGCGAAAGGCATCTATTTATAACAGCGAACTGCAAACAAGTGATTTCCT